CTCGGTCTCGGTCTCGGTCTCGGTCTCGGTCTCGGTCTCGGTCTCGGTCTCGGTCTCGGTCTCGGTCTCGGTCTCGGTCTCGGTCTCGGTCTCGGCCTCGGCCTCGGACGTCCTCTACTCGGCGTCTTTCTCTATATGACTTCGACATACTTATTTATAATATATACTTAGAAAATTATTTTCTTTTATTTCTAGTTTTTTTTCTACGTCTTCTACTGCGAATACTATTTTTACTATTTGTAGGTAATCTTATCATCGCATTATTTTTACCATCATAATGATCTCTATATACCTGCGGTAACATTATAAAACCATTTTTTTCATAACATTTAATACCGCTTGTATTTTCATTACCCGGTTCAGTTCTTACAGTCAAATACAAAATATGATTTTTACCAAACTTTTTAATGAATTCATCTGTTATCTGTTTACATAATCCCTGACCTCTAAATTCTTCGGCGACTGATATACTATGTAAATACATCGTTTTATATTTATTACCCTCTTGATTATTATCTAGTCTACCAAATCCAGAAGCGGCAACTCTATCATTAATCATTAAATAACCGATATATTCATTATTATTTAATGAAGTTTCAACTGTAGGATTCATACCATCGTGGCCAAAACCTCTAGTGGATTGTAAATTTATCTTGTTTATCAGTCTATCTAAGCCCATCTGAATACGATTATTTTCTTGAGCTCTAAATTCTTCTGAGGATAAAATAACCATTTATAATATCTATATAAAGATTATAGATTATATTTTATCTATATGAGTATTCTTTCTAATCAAGATTTAAATGATATTTTTGATTCAGAATATTTTAAAACTAATTATGATGATTATATCAAGAAGAAAGAATGCTCTGAATTTATTGATTTTATAGATAGTATTGAATTAAACAAGAAATATTTTCGATTAGAAATGAATAAGAAAAAAGGTTATCGTTATAAACATAAAAATATAAGTGATGATACTATCGCTATCAAAGAAATAAATAGTCTACTAAATAAAGTATCTGATCAAAATATTTTATCAGTTCGGAAAAAAATTAAAGATAAGATAGTTGGTAAAGATTATCTTAGAGATATGATCTTAGAAAGTATTTTAAATAAATGTATTCTTCATACAATTTATATTGATTTATTTATTGATTTAATTCATTATTTATATCCCCATACCGAAAAGATTTATAATAAAATTGATAAATGTAGTGATAAAATTTATAGAGATATTCAAAATTTAGAAATAAACGGTGAAAGTGATTATTTAATCATGTGTGAACGTAACAAAAAATTAGATAAATTAATCGGTCATAGTTTATTAATTACCGAATTAGAAAAGAAAAAGATAGTTATTAATAAAATACCACCTGTAATTGATGGTTTAATAGAGACTCTTAAAGATTGCGATGATGATGATACAAAATACAAATGTGTTCAATGTCTTTATAATATATTCAAATCATATTACGATAAAGATTTCTTACCAAATGAATATAATACTAAAATTCAATCATTAATTGATAATGAAAAAACTAATAAAATTAAATTTAAAATGATGGATATTTTAGAAAGAAGATAAAATATAATTCTAAAATTATACCAATTGTTAAAATAGTTAATAAACATTTAAGGTGTTTACATTCTAAATCATCTAAATCCATATTTTTATATTTTTTATATTATATCTTTAATATGAATATAACAATTCCTAAAATTGGTATCTTATTCTTTTTTATTATGTTTGTTTATTCGGGGTTCGGTAAAATACTTGATTTTCAAAAGAAAACGAATGGGTTAGCTAAAAAGACCGGTTTACCTTACCCAATCAATGAATTAGGTATGATAGGTGTTATACTATTAGAAATAATAGGTGCTTTAATCATGGTATCATATTTTTGGTTTCCCGAAATGACACAGAAATATATTAAAAAAGAATATATTAAATATATTTGTTTATCTTTTATAGCCTTTATGATAGTTGTAACACCTTTATATCATCCCCCCAATAAACAAATCATAGCATTTTTATCAAACGTAACTACAACGGGTGGTTTCTTATTAATTTATAATATGATATAATATAAATGATATCAAATGAAATTTTATTCTTATTATTAAATGCGAAAATAGCATTTTTGAGTGATATTTTATTAAATATTTTAGCAACTAAGAAAATAAAAATCTTAGAAAAATATTCTTTTATGGATTCATTAAAAACCCTGAAACCTTATTTCTTAAACAAGTCTATGTTTCAAGCTGCCATCTATGCTTTACTAACCGTAATCATAATTGTTGGTATTATTATGAAAATATTTCAGATATTTTATGATAAATATTTACCTGAAAGTAGTAAAGAAATATTTATTTATTTAGTGATATCATTTATTGTAGGTTATGTAGGTGATATATTAATATATAAATGGGATATTTTCCCTAGACTAAAGACTTACTACAGATTCGTTGGAAAGGGATTATGGGGAGCTATCGCGATAGTATTCAGTGTATTTATGAGTTTAATATATTTATATATCATTCATAATTATGATAAATTATACGACAAACTCTCGAATATATGGTATCATGCTGTCTCTATGCATATATAACCAGTGTAGTGTAATACTATTTTCAATATATTCTTGTAAATCATATTTATCTTGACCACCAATATTTTTAATTTGTTTACTTACATATTTTAATATAGGTAGATCACCATTACCCTTTTCAAAATTTGTGAAATTTTCGTACATCGTTTTTAATTTAGTTTCATATGGAGCTCTCCAATCTGGCCCTGTATCTACTTTTAATTGAGCCACGACATAATGTTTATTTTCTAAATGATGAACATCTCTCTTTATTAATTTATTCGTTCTCATATCAATACCATTATAAATCCAGTAACTCTTCTGCTGCATAAAGTTTTTTTTTCTTAAACGATCTAATGTATGGTTTTCATAAAATATATCTTCAAAATACATCATTTCTTCAGGTAAGAAAACTATTTCAACCCGATTAATACTATTTCTTATATTTAAATTTAAATTTAATTTACTACTTCGGATAGAAACCTTATAAGGATTTTGAATATTTCCAAATATCTGACACATATTTAACCATACTATACCCTTGAATAATTCTGTAATATTCCGACATAACTTACTATATGATTCACTATATTTCTGACCTTTTTCCATTTGATATTCATGTAAATATTCACAATCTATATTATTACAAACATCTATATTAAATACTCCAGCATTAATGCCTTCCTTATTTTTTCCATCACTTTCAATTAATTGTTGTTTGGATTTTTCTCTACTTTCAATATATTTATTACATTTTTTTATATTACGATTATCCCCCTTTTCAGTATATCTTTCTAAATCTTTTTGTTTTTCCATAATTTGTAAATCTATTTTATATAAAGCTTGTTTTAAACTGACTTCTTTTTTAGATAATTTACCATCTTCAACTAAATATGAAATAAAAAATAAATATAATTTTTGTAATATATCTAAATCTTCTAGTTTAGCCCTCTTACCTAATGTACTATTTAATATACTCACGGTCATACATAAAGAATTACATTTAATTTCTTTGATTATATTTTTATCATTCAATACTTTCCATCCTCTATTAATACCTGTTTTTAAATAAGATAATAATAAATAATCTTCTTTATGAAATAAATCATGATATGAAGAAGTTAATGTTTTATAAGCATGATTTAATAATTCTATATATTTTTTAGCTTCACGTCTTTTATGAATACTACGCTTTTGATTCTTTGTTTTATTTTTCCCTTTTCGAATTCTTTTACGTTGAGTTTTCGGCATATCTATATATATATATATAATATTATTATGGAAACAGAAATTAAAAATAAATTAGATAGTTTAGAATATAAATTAATTGATTTAGAAGTTAAACTAAATAAGATTTTAGAATTATTAGAAAATGATGTTGCCCCTAATTGTAATAAAATGAGTACTCATATAGATTTTATTGATAAAGTATATGATACTGTTAAAAATCCATTAGGTTTTTTATGTAATAAAGTAAATCTATTAAGTGGTAATGAATCAAATAGTTTAACTGATAAATAATTAACCTAAACTTTTTAATAATTCTTCATAATATTTTCTATTATTTTTCTTACTTTTATATTTTTTTAGATATCTAAATGTATAATAATCATTTTTAGGCAATGAAATATTCATACCATTTTTAATTGTTATTTTATCTTCTGTTATTTTAATAATAGTTCCTTTTTTATAAATTTCACCTGTAGATTTACGAATCATTATAATTTTATCATTCAGAAATAATGTATCTAAATCATAAACATATTCATATTCATCTAAGTGTTTAGTAGAACTTAAGGGTAAAAAATATTTTAAAATCTTTTCTTTGTCTTCATAAATAGTTAATATATCTTTTAAAGGTTCCATAATAAATTATTTTATTATTTATATATAAATTATTTTATTATTTATATATATATATATATAATGTTTAAATATAGGGGGGGGATTTATTATGTCGGTGATTATACGGAAAATGAAGATGATTTCTATGATTTTCAAAGGAAATGGTATAATAGAGATAAACGAGACCTGGCAACGAACGCAACCCTCCCTTATGAGAAAGAATTATATGAAAAAAAGATTATTAAAGAAGAAAAACATTTAGGTACGAAATTGAAATCAAGAAATGAGGATAAATATAATTTTTTCGGTCCAGGAACACATTTTATTCCACGATATCAGGGGGATGAAACATATCAACAAACTAGATCTGAGAATGCACCATTGATAGGAAAGCCCCCTTATGATTTACCAATAGATCATCTTGATTGGTGTGCTTGCATGCATGATTTGATATATACCGATCCTTTATCTTTACCTAAAGATATAACTTTTTCTGATCAAAAATTACGTGAATGTTGGAAAATGGTAAAACACAAGGAAAATGCTTACAAACAAGGTTTAGTAGGAGTGAGTAGTAGTAGTTTTTCATTGAAAAGTTTCAGTGAAAAGCGTTTAGGAAAAGAAGGAACATTCTCAGCGGCGAAACAGAGAGATGGAGGTGAATCGCGTGAATTAAATGAGTTAGAATCTCTTAGAAATGATGCGAGAAGTGTTTTACAATCTATAATAACCAGCGAGGATAGGGTCAAAAAACAACCAATTACAATTAATTTATCGGAAGAAATGAATGACAAAATTATTTCTATGGGTATGGAGATGAATGTCCCGGCAAGCGATCTATTTAAACTTTATGGTAGCGACATCATCGCATTTTCACAATTACTCAGAATATTATTTTATGTATATGATCATGAACAAAAAAAACTAAAAGCAAGACAAAATAAAGCAGAAAAATCTCTTAAAGAAGGGGTAGAACTTGATATGCCTTTACTTTCGCAATATTCTAGTGTGGTGGGAGGGGGGAACATGAAAAATAAAAATAAGAAAAGAACAAAAATCAAAAGAAGAAGAACCAAGAGAAAGATGAAGACTAAAAAGAGAAATACTAAGAAAAGAAAAATGACCCTATAAATATATATTATTTCATAATTTTATCTTTGAATAATCTAAATGATATAACCAGTAAAGATATAAAAAAGATTATATCCCAATTAATATATTTATGTATATCTGTTTCTATATCAAACTTATGATGATTACTACTTAATAAAAACAAACAATCATCATAAATATATCTTGTAATAAATCTCAAAAGTATTAATATCCCTATAAAAATTAAATTGTGTTTTTCATTAAAATATACTGAACCGATTATGATTGTAAGAGTAAATAATATATGCGATATTTGTATTTTATCTAGATTTTTATCACTTTCACCACTTATTAATATTAATTGACCTATTATCATTATGAATAATAAATATCTATCGTGTAATCTACTATTCAGAAACAATAAGATTGTAATAATATTTGTTAGGATAGCCGGATAAATAAGATTAATATTATCTTCCATATTTAAAATTATATAAATTAATATAGATAATTATGATAAAAGATATCTCAAAAATACGTGAATATCTAAATGGATATGTTGAAGTAGAATTACCTTATGAATTTAATAAAGGTGTATCTATTCAGTATATTACTTGTGAATATGATGAGGAAGGTAATATTTCTTGTGATAGTTTTTATCCTAATTGTAAATTTTTAAGAAGATGTAATGATATTTTAATTTTAGAATCAAATACATTAATTAAAAGAGTTCCTATTTATAAACGAGATAAAGAAGGTAATATTATTTATCAAAGTAGATTTTTTATAAAAGAAGAAGAAGAAGATTCATTAAAAGAATGTTATTCCGACAAAAATGAATTATTAAAAACAATAGAATATCAACAGAGCATTATTTTAAAATGTAGTGAACGGATTAAAACTTTAGAATTAGATAAATATGAGACAAATGATAAAATATCTACTTATGAAGATTTATTACAACAAGGTAGATATAAATTAAAAGAATTAAGTATAGAAAATAGAGATTTAAAATCTAAAATAGATCATTATGAAGAATTAATACCAAAATTATATAATTCACGTTAATCATGTGTGCCTTCATATTGATGATCATTCACTAAATGTCTATCATCTTCATGATGTAAAGGTTGCTCTAGTTTTATTTTTAAAAACATATCCTGAATATCATCTTCATAAAGTATTTTATTCGCTAAATATTCAGGATTACCATATGTATAAAATGGATTTCTTAAATCGTGTGAATCTTTTTCTCTTTCAACCTTATATATTTCATTAATATCTTCTTCTGGAAAAGCACCGGGTATTAATCTGAATGCTGAATCTATATTTGTATTAAAATCATATGATTCATTATCATCCTCGCAAATAGGAGAATGATAAAAATGATCATAAGTTCTTATCTTATGGGAATCTAAAAAAGCACTAAACGTCCCTTTTTTAGGTTTCTTAACATTATTATGTTTTACTCTGTAATTGCTATTAGGATATTTTTGAAATGGATAATCTGGATTATCTGTGGTTTTATCTTGTCTACAAGCATAATACTGAACATCATCAGGTTCATCTGATAAGACTTTATTAGGTTCATAATTATTAACGAATCCTTCCTTTAAGAATATCAAATATAAGAGTAAAAAAAAACCTAATGTATAAAAGATATCTTTATTCATATTAATATATAATTTTATAATAATTTAAGATTTCTTACAATTTTTAACTCCCTGTGCTACCAAAACCACCATTACCCCTTTCTGAATCGGATAGAGTTTCAACGAGAGTTAAGTGAATAGGTTCTAAATATCTACCGCAAATCTGAAATAATCGCTGACCCTTTTGAATCTGAAAGGGTTCTTTAGAAATATTATCTACAACTGCCATAAGATTACCTCTATATCCGGCATCAATAATACCTACACTATTCGCTAATCTCAGAGGAGTCTTACTAATACTCGATCTCGGATATAAATAATAACATACATTACGATCATCATTATCGGATAATCCCTCACATTGAATTTTTAAATCAATCTTAGCTGTTTGCCCCGGTAAAACAACCATATCACCGGGACAATATAAATCTAAACCAGCATCACCCCTAGATTCACGATTTCTATTTGATGTTTCTAATGCATCATCATGATACATAGCCTTAATTTCATCATTAAGAGGTCTTAAGAGCAGTTTCATATTTATTGTTTGTAATGAATAAATATTTTTTAAATAAAAAATCAAATTTAAATTAGAGAAATTAAATCTACCGATTCATAAAGAATTCATCAAAAATTATCCTTATTTTTTAAGATAATTTTATCATTTGTAGATTTTTAAATAATAAAGATTTTTTTAGTAAATCTTTTAACGACCTCATCCACCTGTATGGGGATTACCACCGTGTTGCACGCGATGATAGCCACCATATTTAGGCTTTCCTCCACCTAAACCTCCTCATCCACCTCGCATTAAACGCTTAGATCTTTTATAAAATCTTCTTCTACTGTAATTCTTTGTCTTTCTCTGTCTATTTTTCTTACTATTCTTCACATCACGCTGATTTCTCCGAGTACTCTTTTTAATCCGAGTACTCTTTTTAATCCGACCACTCCGTTTTGCCATTATTTTATACTTTATGTTAGATAATATTTTCTCTACAATGAGGACAAGTATTATTATTTTTCAACCATTCACTCAAACATTTTTTATGATATGAATGACTACAATCTAATTTGATTATTTTATCATTAACTACATATTTTTCTAAACAGATTGAACACTCATCTAATAATAGATTATCATCTTCTGTAATTTTATATACAGTTAATTTATATCTATCATATTTATACTTAATATTCTTAATACAATCATTACAAGTATGTATAAATGGGGAAATACAAGATAAAAATAAAAGTATAGTTAACATTATCTGTATATTTTCATTTGTATATTCTATGATATTAGTATTATTATTATCATTATAAAAATCACTCATAATATAAAATTTAGATTATATTCTTTAATCAGTTTCAGAATTAGGTGAAAGACACAATTTAATATGACCTAAATTAGCTATATCATATTTAATTACTAAAGGATAATCATTCTTAATATACATATGTAATAAATTACATAAATTAGTACATTTTGTAAAAAGACATAAATATTTTAATGAAAAAATACCCTGAATAGGTTCTGTACTAGAAGCATTTTTAGAATAATTTAATCCTTCCTGTGTTTCTAAAAGTATTGTTTCTTGACTAGCAAAATCTCCCATACAATTTAATAACAAAGATGTCTCTACACTCTTTATTTCTACATTTTCACCAATATTTGACATATCGCGGATAATTTTCTGAAAATCAATACTCGGTAAAGTTAATTCACTCTCAAACTTAGCAGGGGGAATACTTAATTCATCTTCTGAAATATCTAATAAATTCATCTTAAATAATGTTTGTGTTTTCTTATCATTATTATTAATTTTAATTCCTAATCTATTTTTATCACATTTCTCTACAAAAAGACTTAATGTTTCATTGTTATTCATAATTTTAATCAGTTTGAATAAATTCATCATATTAATACCAATCCTAGTTTTTTCTTCGCAATGAAAGTATTCAAAATTTTCTGCTAATAATTTCATATGAACTAATACAATCTGAGAATTATCAGTTGCTACTAATTTAATACCCGTTTTATCAAAGATTAAATTAGTATCAGTTAATATTTCTTTTAATGCTTCTATCAAAATACGAAAAGCCCCTGATTGAACGGTTTTCACCATAAAAACATATTTATCTTTCTCTGCGTTCATTTTTAAAATCTATAATGAAAATATTCTTTAAATATAAACTTATTAAATCTATATATCTATTTAAAAAATATATCATAAATATTTATGATATAATATATGGAAGAACCTTGTTTTATCTTAAAAGAATATTTAAAATATCATGATGATAATATAAAAAAATATGGTGAAAATACAGTTGTCTTGATGCAAGTGGGTTCATTCTATGAAATTTATAGTGTTCAAAATGAATCCTTAAATTTAGGAGCTGATATTTATCAATTAGCTGATATCTTAGGTATTCAAGTTGTTCGTAGAAATAAAAGTATTCCTGAAATTACATTAGAAAATTTCTTAATGTCTGGATGGAATATGTATGCTACTGAAAAATTTCAAAAAATATTATTAAATCATAATTATACGATTGTTTATGTTGATCAAGTTACTGAACCCCCTAATCCCGAAAGAAAAATTACAAATATAATTAGTCCCGGAACTATGATTGAAAATTATAATAATAATGATAATAATTATTTATTATCAATTTATCTGAATAGTTATCCACAACAATATGATAAATATATTTATGTAATTGGTTTATCAGCGATAGATATTTCTACGGGTGAAAATACTGTTCATAAAATAGTTTCTTCATTAGATGATAATACTATATGGAAAGATGAATTATTTAGATTAATTCATTATTATTCGCCAAAAGAGTGTCTTTTTCATTCAGAAATAGGGTTAAAGAAAGATGAAATATCTAATATGTTTCAATTAAATGATCAAAGTATTCACTATAATCTATACGAGAACCATGATTTTAAAAAACCGAGTTATCAAAATGAATATTTAAAAAAGATTTTTAATTCGGGATTTTTAACACCGATTGAATATTTAGGTTTTGATGAATCAGAAATAACATTATCCTATCTTTATATGATACAATTTATTCATGAACATAAATTAGAAAATCTAAATAATTTACCGAAACCGATTATTAAAAGTGATACGAATAAATTAATTCTTAGTAATAATACGATTTATCAATTGTATCTTGTTCCAAATAAAGAACACGAATCTGAAAAATATAATTCATTGTTAAGTATCTTAAATAAATGTGATACAGCAATTGGTAGGCGATTATGTAAAAACCGATTATTATATCCTATCATTGATAAAAATATATTAAAACAAATCTATAATTTTGAAGATTTAGAAAAATTTCAAAATATCTTTTTATTAAATCCATTTTATATCGAAAATGAAACGGTGAATTACTTGCCTGCTGTAAAAAAAAAACTTTTGGTTATCAAAAAACAAAATGTTTTTTATGTAACTTCTGACCACACCTTTTTAAAAGAATATTTGAAACATGATTTAAATATTATTTATATTCAACTTTGGAAAAAAAAAGAAAAA